CCCGCACCGTTGCAACAGACAGGAGAAAACACCTTGACCACACAGGCCGAAGCCCTCGCCATCATCATCGCCGCCCAGCTCTACCTGAAGCGCTATAAAGCCGCCAACTCGGCACTGAAAGAGAGCAAGGCAATCCTCGAGGATTACATGGACGAGCAGCGAATAGACGACGTGCCCGGCAGCGTCGAAGGCTCCGGCGCTCGCATGATCCACCGCGCAGGAGACCGCGTGCTCCTCATGGCCGACATGAAAGACGAGCTTATCCTCTGGTGCGCCCGGGAGGGGATCCTCTCCGGCTCGATGGCCGAGTTCGACAAGCTCCCCCAGGCCACCCGCCACACCCTTGAGCCGTACATCGGTACCGGCGCAGGCAGCACCTGGGTTGACATCTACTCGCCGCCCTGGGGGAAGACCCAGCAGCAAGCGAAGGAGACCGCGCGCGCCGTTCGCCCCGCTCCCGCCCCACTGCCGGCGCCGGTGCCGGCGCCGGCGCCGCCCACTCCCATCAGAGGCGAAGGCGTCAACGCCGCCACCGCCGCCGAGCTCCTCTGTCCAGACCACCAGAGAGCCAAGCACTCTGACAAGAACGGTGGCCTCTACTGCCCCGGCAAGATGAACGATGGCGGCTGGTGCAAGTGGACAACCGCCTCGGCCGTGTCGTAGACTAACGGGAGGACGCCTACCGCCGAGAGCCAGAGGCCCCGCCCAAAAGGTGGGGTCTCTCGGCGCCGGCGCCGCCCGGCCCTGCTACCGGCGCAGGCACACCACCGGCACCTAGCATCTTCTGTGATTCATCACGGCACCGCCGCGCCCTTCCTCGAACGCCCGGCGTGCACCTCCCGCCCTCTCACCGTTGGCCCCGTCGCCTCCTCCTGCTAGGGCAGGCCCGTGCCGGCGCCGCCACCCGAGTCCTATCGTACAGCCCACCACCAAAGAACGCTCAGAATCGGCTCTCCGTCCACCTCGATTCTAGCGGGGGCGCTGTACTTTCTCCGTCCAGAAGCCGATCGCCCAGCCGCCCCCGTTTTCGTATCTGACGAGATCCGGATCCTCCACCCGGCCGCCGGCGCCGGCGCCTACTTGACAAGTGCGCCCTTCAGGGCGCCGCTCACGCGGGGCCCTACGGGCGCCGACCACGCGCCACCCGAGGCGTCGCCATCGCCGCCGCCCGCCCGAACAGCGCCAGCGACATCAGGTAATCGTCGTGGCCCTCGCTCGCGTCGACGTAGAAATTGATGTAGCCCCCGGGCAGCAGGTCCTCGCGCCCTAGCCTCACTTCCTCCCAGAACGTCCGCCACTCCGGCGACCCATCGTCCGCGTACATCTTCAGCCGCCCCGTTGAGACCGACGACTTCAGATCGAACCCTAGTTCCGACTTCGACGGCCGGCTGAACTTGATCGGCACCACCATCGTTTTCGGGCACCGCGCCGCCAGCACCCGCGCCGTTGGTTCGCCCAACCCCGTGGCGTCGACCGCCAACGTTGCCGGCTTCCACAGTTGCACCAGGTCGAGCAGCTGCGGCAGGAGCTCCTCATGGGGCACACCCTGCCACGCGACATGATGCAGCACCGCCGCGTGATTCTCCGGCAGCGTGTCCGCCGGGCCCGCCGGCGTCACCGCCCCCAGCGTCAGCACCGTCCGGTCGTGCGTCTCCTGTAGGTCGTCACCGCCGCCGGCCAGGTCCAGGCCCGCCGCCATCGTCGCCGCCGCGGGCGGCGCCGCCCGGCGTTCGTACTCCCCGGCCAGCTGCGCCCGCATCGTCACCGAGAAGAACCGCCCCTTGCCCGCCAGCGGGATCAGCTCGTACTGCGTCGTGAACAGCGGGTGCGTCGCCCCCAGCCGCTCCCGCTCGCCCTCCACGTATCGTTTGTACAGCGGGAGCTCCGCCGCCGGCACCGTCCACGGAATTACGAACGCCCGCTTAATTCCGTCGCCCTTCTCCAGCTCCTGCGCCCTCTGTCGCTCCCGGTTCAGCAACGACGTGTCATCCCACGCCGTCCCGTAGAACACCGTCGTCGCGTTGTTCGCCGCCCCCATCGGTCGAAAGTCTCGGTCGAACTTGTCCGGGGCCACGTCCTGGGCTTCGTCCACCTCGAGGAGAGGGTTCGCCGTCTGACCCACCACGTCCGCCTCCGGGCCGGCGCTCAGGAAGAAGATCGACGCCCGCCCCGCGCTCACCTCATGCCCCCTCTGTCGGTGCGGCACGCCACCACGCAGCAGCGTCGCCTTCAGCCGCCGTATCGAGATCTCGCACTGAGGCTTGTACGTCGGCGCGGCCTTCACCAGCTCCAACGCCGACCCCTCAAACAACCTCGCGTAAGCCAACGCGCTCATCAGCGCCGTCTCGACCTGGGCGCTCACTTCGTTCTTGCCAGCCTGCCTCGACATCTCGACCGTGAAGCTCAGCCCGTCACCCGCCAGCACGCTCCTGATGATCGCCCTTGCCGGCTCTAGCTGATACTTCCTCAGCCGCTGTATGCCGCCATCCCCTACCACCGCCCTACTCCCGCGGCGGCGCCGGCGCCGTCGCCGCTCCGCCGGCCGCCGTCACGCGCCTCTGCTCTTCCTCCCATCGGTCGAACTCCGCGTCAGGGTCAGCCACCGCACCCAGCTCGTCGGCCGCGTGTCGCCGGGAGTGAATGCCCGCGCCCACCATCGCTACTTCGTTGTCAACTTCTCGGTCCCGGTCAGTCGGCAGCACCGACCCCCAACTCACGCCCGTGCTCACCTCGCCGAACGCCGTCCCCGTGAACTGGTCCAGCATCGACAGGATCAGCCCACTCCGCTCCCGGTACGCCCGCGCCCGCAGTATCCGCTTTCGGTTGACCTTCTTCACCAACGGGTCCAGGTCCAACTCCAACGCCACCCCCGAGATGTTCGCCGACGCCCCTCCGAACGCCGTCCGCGGCGTCTCCCCAACGTCGAACAGCGCCCGGTACACCGCCTCCAAATAGTCCATGTGAAGGCCAGCACCGCCCTTCCCCAGCAGGTCCAGCAGGTACGCCTTCGCCTTCTCCGGCAACGTCCACAGCTCGCCCGGCTCGACCGCGATGTCCTGAGCCTCCGTCACCCCTTCCAACACCGCTATCGGGTTGCCCGAAAGCTCCATGATTAGCGACAGCTGCGTCAGCGTCCGGTTCAGTTCCTCCTGCGCCTGCCGCAGCGCCGTCACGTCCGACTCGCCCCACTGCTGCTTCGGCTCCCGGATGTTCGGGAACACCACGAAAGGGATCACACCGTACGGGTTCGGTCCCGCCGTCTCCCGCACGTCGTTCACCCACCGCTCGTAGGTGGCCACCGTCCAATCCTCGGTGATCCGGTTCGCCCGCCTATCCTCGAGCGCGCGCAGCCCCGCCCCCGACAGCCCCAACGTCTCCCGCGCCGCCTCCGCCTCCAGCTTGTACTGCGTCGCCACCCGCCACGTCCTCGACGGGTCATCCGCGAACGTCCACGCCCACACACCCGCCGGGTCGGGCGCCGACACCCGCACCATCTCGAAGTCCGTATCCCACCACACCTTGAACACGCCGTCCCCCAGAACGGCCGCGTCTACCTCTGTGTCGAAATCCAGTTCCTCAAGCCCGTTTTGCTCCGCCACCTGGGCCAGCGCCACCTCGACCTCATCAGCGCGCCGCAACGCTTCGTCGCTCTCATCGACCGGCGGCACCGTCACCGCCATCCCCTTCAACAGCGCCGCCGTCACCTTGTGTATGATCGGCTTCACATAGTTTATCGTCAGCCGCCGCCGCCGCCGCTCCGCACGCGTCGGCGAAGCCCATTGCGCCCCACCGTAGAAAGCAAGATGCCGCGCGTACCCCGCCCGCCGCTCCTTGTCCCGCCGCTGCAGCTCCGCAGGCAGTGTCAGCGCGGCCATCGTGCCTCCCTGGGCCGTTTAGCCGGTGCTGTCAGCGCGCGCGCCCAGCAGCAGGTGAACCTCGCTCGCGCTCAGGATGTACCCCAGAATCACGTTCACGTCGCCGCCCGTTGCCGGCGCCGACTCGGTGTACCCGCCCCCTACGCCGGCGCCTTCTTCGTTGTAGACCGCGCCCCCTGGCGACCCCCCGCTGAACCCGCTGACGACCGCTTCGCACGCGACTTCGATGACGTCCCCCGAGACGCCCCCTTGGAGCGCGACGAACCGCGAGACGATGGCCGTTCCGGTCGTGGCGAGGGCTCGCTTCCAGCCGGAGGCATATCCGATGAGGTCTCCGGCGATGACGGTTCCCGCGAGGGTGACCTTGAACTTCGTCCCGATGGCGATGACGTTTCGGCTTCTTGGTGTGGCCTCTGTGAGAGCCATGCTTCGCTCCCTTCTTCTACAAACGCTTTCGAGTGAACGATCACGGCGCCGCAGTTCGAACAGCTCTTGCCGTCCGACTCAAGGACCACGCCCGTCTGGCACCGCCTACAGTACGGCCTCACTACCGCGCCCCGCTAGTTCGTCCAGTCCTGGGTGTCAATGCCCGACAGCCGCGCCAGCGCCTTCGTGCTCATCAGCACCATCGACATGTACCACTTGATCCGGTGCCGCGTCGCATCCTTCGTCTCCAGCACGCCCACCGGCTCCACCTGGATCCCCTGGCCCCCGTCGATGCCGTGCACCCCCTCCGCCCCGAACTTGATGCCGAAGATGCTCGACGTGTCGTCATCTTCCTTTCCGGCGAACCCGCCGTCGACCACGTCCTCCGTGTCCGTCATGAAGTCGTTGATCACGATCGGGATGTCCCCGTAGAACATGATCGGGCGGTTGATGCCCTGGACCTTTTCGAGGGCGATCCCGCTGCCCTGCGACCGCTGAAGCTTCGCGATCCCCCGCCGGCTCCGCCGCGACATCATCAGAACGTCCGGCGGTCCCGGCTTCACCAGGTCTATCATCTGGTCCAGCTTCGAGAACGTCCCCGGCCCGCCGTTCGTCGTCGACCCGGCCACCACGTCCTGGCCGCCCGTCACGGCCCCTAGGATTTCGTGCAGCCCGTCGAACCCCTTAGCGTCGATATCGTCCACGTCCCCGTACACCAGCTCCAGCTCCGCCGCCCGCGCGATCGCCTTCGCCTTCATCGACAGCATCGTCGCTTCCAGGTCCTGCTCGTTCGACCGCGTCAACTTCAGGAAGTTGTCAACGTCGGCGTCGCCACCCAGGATCTTCAGCACCGCCGTCACCGGCGTCACCGTCGGCGTGCCCTCGACCCAGATGTCCCCCGGGTTGTAGAACGCAGCCCCGCCCAGCGTGTTCTCCCGGTTGTACGTCAGGCTGTTGCCCAGGATGGTGTCGAAAGGCAGGAACGCGAACATCGGCGACGCGTCCACGATCTCTTCCACCACCCCCGCCATCAGCTGCGTCCGGCTGTACTTGTCCGCCTCTGCGATCGTCTGCAGCGCGCCGAGCTCACTGACCAGCAGGAACCGTATGCCACGCACCAGCGGCATCAGCAGCGTGCCCAGTGAAGCAATGATTCCGATTACCATAGCTATCCCTCCGTGTTGCCCGGCCCCGGATTGCTCAGCGCGTACGCGATGCGGTTGAGTCCCCGCAGCCCCGCAGGCACCTCCGCCGTCCGCGGCGGCGATCCCGCACCGCCCGGCGGCCGCTCCCCTCCGGCGGGCGCCGTCGGGTTGAGCTCAGAAACCCGCGCAACGATCGCCCTCGCCCCCTCCACGGAGGCCGCGATCGTCGCCGGATCCTCACCGTTGATTAGGTCCCCCGGGATGTTCGGGTTCGCCTCCCGCGTCGTCTGCAGCAGCGCCGCGGTCGCATCCTGGGCCCGCTGGCCCGCCCCTTCGAGCTCGCCCACCCGCGCCGCGCTCACCTCCAACGCCGCCGCAGCCGTCTCGCCCGCCGCAGCCGCAGCGGTCAACCTCGTAAGCTCCTCCTGGTTAATTTCTGGCATCTCGGCCTCCTTCGGGTGCACGGGAGAGAGGCGATGGCGGCCCCCCTCCCGTACGAACCTTGACCAGTCGAAAGTCTAGCACAGCCGCCTCAGTCCCTGTCAACCCGCCGCACCTGCATTCCCATGTACGCCCACAGCCGACGCTGCCACGCCGAGAACGTCGCCCCTGGGCACTCGCTCCCGTGGCCGGCCAGCGCGAACTCCCCATGGCCCGGCAGCGGCAGGAAGTACCCGAGCTCCAAAAGCGTAATCACCATCGCCACCGCGCCGGCGCACACCTGGACATCGCCCGGCTCGGACGTCGTAAAGTCGCCCATGAAACACACCGCCGCCGACTCGTGGTTTCGCCCCCACACGTGCGCCGCCTGCCGCAGCGTGTCCCGCGTCAAGAACACGCGGCCATTCGGGCTCACGATCTTGTGATACGGGAACGGCCCCCAGCCCTCCCGCTCGCTGTGTTCGTGGATGGCCCCGATCCGCGCCAGGTCCTCATTCAGCGTCGAGCCCGAATAGTCCCGGTCACCCGCCGCCATCAACACCCCGTCATGATGCGTCACGATCGCGGTCACTTCGTGCGCCGCCATCGGCGGCCGTTCCTCCGGCCACCAGTGCCGCAGGTCCACCACCCGGAACCCGTACGCGTTCGCAGCCTTCGGCGTCGGCATCACACCAGCCCCAGCGCCACTCCCACGGCCGCCACGGCGCAGTACAGCGCGAACAGCAGTAGGTCCCTCACGAGCTCGCACGCTGTCACGCCCACCAGCCTACCACCCCTCGCCAGGTTGCGCTAGTGAGAAGGCGTCCCCGGCCAGATCGCGAAGATCACCATGTCCGTCGGGTTCCCCGCGTCGAACATCTCCACCGCGCACGACCGCCCTACCACGACGTCCGCCGCGGCAATGTTCGCGGCAACCGTCACCCCCGCCAGGTACACCGCCAGGCTCCCCTCGAGCTGGACGTCCGCCGTGTCCGGCCCCGCGTTGTACGCCTTGATTATCCCCTTCTTCGCTGCCACCCTACACGCTCCCCAAAAGCAGCCGCTGTTCGTACTTCGCCCGCCGCCCCCGCTCGAACTTGTACTCCACACCCAGCACCCGGAACTTCTCCGAGCTCATCACCAGATGGCTGTCCGTCACGTCGATCACGTCCCCCACCGCTTGCCCGCAATTCGGCGGACTCACCAGCTCGCCCCGCGCCGTCTCGAGCTCCGCCTGCCGCAACGTGTCCGTCGCCCTCTGCGCCGCCAACGCCGCCGTGGACATGTTCACGTCGAAAACCTGCCCCACCCTGTCAAACCACTTCTCTACCTCGCCCCAGTCCACATCCTCTTCGAACACCGCCGGCCCGAACACCTGGGCCCGGTTCACCTCCGGCCCCGCCTCCACGAACCGCGCCCTCGATATCACATGCTCCCCACCGTACGAATAGTCCGACGAGTCCGCCGCCTCCGTCTCAATGATGTACACACTTTCCCCCACCACCCAAAGGCTATCCGGCAACATCGCCATCAGCCGCTCGATCACCCTCAAACCGTCCTCCCCCGCGTGAATCGTGAACTCCGGCTTCAGGTTCGTCGCCGTCGTGCTCGACCCCAAACTCGCGAACTTCAACCCCGCCCGCCCCAGCACGAACCAAAGAATCTGCCCCACGGTCAAGGACGCAGCAGCCCACCGGTGCTGTCGCCGCGCCCTCCACCCCTCGATCTGCGCCCACCCGTCCGACGCGTAAATCTCCAGCATCCCCTTCCCGCCCTCGCTCGTGTACCCCCACCCATCAATCCTGAACTCCAACCCCCCCGCCTCCCTGTCCCCCGAGCTCGTGTTGTACCCAAGGCTCACCCGCAACTCCGCCCCCCGCGTTCTCACCGAGTACGACCCGTTCGGCAGGTCCGAGAACCGCGCGTCATCGTTTCGCAGCGTCACCTTCACCCGCCCCCGCCGCCCGCGCATCTCCATCGACATCGCCACCACGTCCCCCGTCAGGTCCG